CGCCATCCACGATGTCATCAAGGAACTGGGTAATGTTCCACAGGTCCAAGAGCCACGCGGTCGCGTTCTGCGGCAGTTCCCACGCCTCAAAATGGCGCAGCAGGCTTTCTTCGGCCTCGGTCACGAAATCTCTCTCCCCGACGAGCGGATGTTGATAGCCGTGCCGGTTGAGGCAAGGGTCGAAATGTATCCGCCCGGAGACAGGGCGTGCCCGACAAGCTCGGGGAACGTGTAGGTTTCCGACGGCAGCAGGGTCTTGGTCTTGATGACAAGGTTGTTGTTGCCCGCCACATCAAGAGCGGTCACGAGGTTCACCGAGATCGTTCGAGCGGACGTGTCGTAGTTCGTCGCCGTGAACTTGTCGATGATGGTCGTCACATTGGTCGCGGTGTACTGCGTCGTCTGCGAGGATTCCGCAATCTTGGACGGGATCAGGACTTTGACTTGAACTGCCATGTTGACCTCAACTGAATACGAATCTGACCCGACCGTTTGACCCAGCCACGCCGTCGCTGCCGCCAACTTCCGGGTCGCCGCCGTTACCGCCCGCGCCACCCGTCAGCGAGTTTACGCCCGCGATGCCTGCCGCGCCCGATTGGTCAAAGACCGCCCCGCCGTTGCCGTTGGTATTGAACGTGCCGCCCGTAGCGATGCCGCCCGTGCCTTGCCGCCCGCCGTTGACCCCAAGGCCACCGTATCCGCCATTACCGCCCGTGCAGACCATTTCGTCGATGGTAAACGAGCCAGAGGACGCGGAGGATGTACCCCCTGCGTACCCCACGGGGTTGCCCTGAACGCCCCCTGCGCCCCCTGCGCCGACGCTATAGGCAATGGTCTTGTTTACATCGCCGCCGCCGATGGCGACGATGGTTTTGCTGTAGGCACCCCCGCCTCCGCCGCCTCCCGGCGCGTCTTGCGGCTCAAACTCAGGGAACCCCACATAGGTCACGGTGCCAAAGCCACCGCCGCCTCCCCCGCCCCACACTTCGATGGTCAGCGAGGTAAAGCCCGACGGGATGCTAATGGTGCCGCTGCCTTCGGATAGGTCAAAGACGCCCGCCCCAGCTCCGCCGGTCGTGCCTGCAATAGCCGCTGCGAGCGTAGCGCCGCCCATTAGGTCAGCCCTGCCCCGCTGATCAGCCACGAGGTCGTATTGATTTTGACGCAGGTGGCAAGGCCATTACGCGCCAAGGTACGGGTGCCGGTCGTCGTGCTATTCGCCAGCGTCAGCGTGTCGGTCGTAATCGCAATCGAGAGGCCGACGGTATTGAGGTTAACAAAGATGATAACGGTGCCAATGGGGAACGCTACGGCGCTGTTAGCCGGAATCGTTGCCGTGAGCGCGGTCGCCGTGCCATCGCCCATGACCACCGATTTGCCGCGATCTGCAAGGACGAGCGTGTAGTTGCCGGTCTGCGCGTTACGCGGCGCCTCTCGATAGCCGACAGGATAGTTGGTGCTGGTTGCCGCGTTATCGGGAATCTGCGGCGTGCCCGTAAAAGTCGGCGAGGCAATCGGTGCGTAAGTCGCAGCCGCCGTCGCCGCTGTAATGGAGTCCGTGATGCCGTAGCCCGCAAGGGTCGTGGGTTTGCCGGTAATAGACGAGAACGGCACCGACAGCAGCGCCCCGTCGTTAATGCCGGGAATGTCGTCATACGAGCCGATCTGCACGTCGGTAGAGTCTTTCAATACAAGCCGATACGTGAACCCTGACATCAGCCATAGGTCGTTCGGCAGTCGCCCGTCCGAATCCAGAATGATGGGATTGGCGTTGGCTACCAGACCCGACGATGACGTATAGGTTGTGCGTGGCGTCGTCGTGCCAGCGGAGTAGGTGTAAATCTTACCGCCCGATAGGACAGAGCCGTCGTCGGTGAAAAACTGTGCGCCCGCCCCTGCGAGAGCCGAAAGATATACGGTCATATATACACCTGCGTCATAGTAAGGATGACTGACGGAATGCCTGGATGCGGCGCAGCAGCCGCCGATGCCAAAATCTGCACGGACGTATCATCAACCGACCACATCAACTGGAAGTAATCCCCGTTGGACATGGATACAAAAAGGTTTGCCGCCACGAAGATTTCGGCGTTGTTGCCTTGAATACGCACCTGCGAAGCGGAGTACGGAATGTCTACTCCGTTGATCCGCCCCCACACATAAAACAGCCCCGTACCGCCAGAAGTCTTATCAAGTTGCAGCGAGAACTGCATATTGTAAATAGCAGGGCGCGTAACCTTAATGTGCGTGTTGTTTGCGGGGTCTACATACACGCCATACCGATCCGATGAAGTGTTGAACTTCATCGCATACGCGGTGTTAATTGCCGCTGCCGTCTGCGTCGTCGTGTCGTAAAACTGGCCGTAATTGACCGGGTTTGGTTCATATCGAGTCGGCGCTATTTGCAGCGCCTGTATCTCCGATTGCAATACCGCCGTTACGTCGTCCGTATCTGGCGATAACGCTTGACCCACTTCAAGGTCAGCAATGCTGGTCGCCGTCGTGCCGCTTCCCGTTAGCACAAACTGATTGTTGAGGAAGCGAAACCACTCACGCGAAATGAGGCCCGTCCGCTCATCCATGAACGGCACTCGAGGCGCTGGAATGTTCGTAATGTTTGCCATTACGCGCTCGTCTCGCTGATCGTGAGTTCAGCGCCATTGATGGCGACTTTGACGGGATCGGTGCCGCTGATTTCATACACGCGGTCACGCAGCTTCGTCGTCATGCCAAGGCGGCGGAAGATGGTACGGGTGCCGTATCTGCCGATGCGGCCCATTGAGGCCGTGCGCGGTTCCGTATAGGTATGCCCGCCATCGTCCGACCAGCGCATCATCAACTGTGGTACTGCGCCAACGGTCGGCGTGAACTCAAGGATGATGCTGCTGCCGCTTTCGGTTTCTAGTATGTCTAGCGACTGCGTGCCGAGGTAATCGTAATCTTCCTGTCCGTAGCCGTTTAGCCCCACGCCCGTCTCGCAGTCGATCTGCAGCGAGTGATGCGTAGACCGCTTGAGGTTATTGGCGCCCGTCGGCAGCGCACGCCACGAACGTAGCCACTTTTGCGTAGCCCCATTGTCACTAAATACGTCAAGGCTAAAGGCGTAGATGTTGCCGTTTTCGTAGTCACCAATGAGCGGCTGACCGTCAAAGCGAGTGTGGCAGTTGCCACGGTGACGCTTGAAGTCGCCGTTACGGTACGCCGCACGCTCGTGCCATGCGCCGGTTGCGGCGTCGTACACCCATGTTGTATCGGCATCCGTAAAGTTCAGCACATAGAACGTATGGCCGTCCTGCTGATAGGTATAGCCTGTCGCATCGGCAAGATTGGCGTACTGCTGAATGGCGTACTCTACGGCGTGGGTCGATACGCGCACGCCCTGATAGCCCTGCGCTCGATACACGATGCCTTGACCGCGAGCGTCAGCGCCAAGCCAGAACACGCTGTTGTCCATCTTGGCGACGGAGTACGGCGCAATACAGCCGATCTCGTTGTAAGCGCCTTGGATGCGCGAGAGCGGGAAGTCCGCTTCGCCGCTGTTGTACCAGACCTCTACGCTATTCGTGCCAAAGAGCCACGCTTCGCGGTGGTCGATAATGAGCGACACCAAGCCGTCGGGCGAGCCTTCGGCAGAGGCAAAGTCAAGCGGGTCGATTGACGTGCCATCAAGCAACGCGGTGACCCATACGCGCTGACTGTTGGGTTCGTTAAAAACGAAATAGCCGTCAAGATAGCCAACCGTTACCGCGCCGGGGAAGTCCTCATCGGTAATCTGCGCGAACACGTCCGTGTTGCTGTTGTAGATATACCCATCAGGGTTCGCGGCAATAAATATCTGCGTGCCGTTATCGGCCATTGATACTGGCCCGGTGCCGCTGACGTAACCGATGTACGCCGTGCCTGATTCAAGAGTAATTTTGCTGCTGTCTTCCAGCAATACAAAACTACCGTCTTCTAATTCCAAAAAGCCGGTCGTTTCGCCTACAAAGGCTTCGTCAAGGCGATAGAAGCCGTTGCCCGAAACAATGTAGAGAAAGTTTCCAAGCGTATAGAGGCCGCGAATCGGGCCATCGCCTACGGTCGCTTGCAGCGTGTAGCCGGGGCAGCGTTGTAGATACGCAGGCTCCTTGCCACCCTCCGCAATCACTTCGGGGTACAAGTTCACCATCCGATTGTCGGCAGCGTTGACGCTACGAATAACGTAGCTGCTACCCAGAATCGGAGACTTCATTAGAAGTTGCCCGTATAGATATTAAAGCGCGGACGATTGACCATCAGCGCCGCTGGCATGGCCATTACGTCATCCGGGTTATTGATGCGCTTCAGATCGCGCTTGCTGTACATCGCAATACGGCGCACTTGCGGCGACGGCTCAACGCCGTATTCCGGCGCGAGTTCGCAAGCAAGGTTGTAGCGGAACGCACGCAGATAACCCGGCGGGAACGCCAGCACGGTATCAAGCGCAGCAGGCTCCGTCAGTTTCTCTACCGATACGAAATGGAACTCCAGCACCCGTGATGGCACGGGGTAGATGTAGATTTCGATGTCGGGAAAGGTCGCATTGTACCACAGCACCTGCGGGTAAGTAGACGTGACCGTCTTGACCGCGATGTTGTTGTACTGCTCTTGGTTAATCATCTTGATGCCATACGACACGTTCGTCGAGGCATCACGGAAATACGTCGCATCGTCCAACTGCACCGGGCGCTGACCGACGAAATCGCCCGTCGGGCCAAGGGTGCGGATACGCGTGCTAGGGGGCCAGTTAAATACCTGGTCGATGGTGGAGAACACAGAGAGACGCTCCGTGTTCCACGAATCAATCATCTGATTGAGCGCCGTCAGGGCATCTTGCGCCATCGCTGCCGAAGGGGCTTCGGCTTCTGCCAGTACCCCGATCAAACGCAGCGCCCCGTTGATCTGGTCTGCAGCGGTAGTCGCCATCTTCTACTCCTTGCGTCGGCGCTTGTTGGCTCTCAACGCATTACCGGAAGGCTCCGACGCCTCCATTTCTGAAGGCGCCGGAGTTCCTGTGTCATCAGGGTTGTTTGGGTCATATTCCTCCCAACCCCACTCCATATCGTCTCTAGCCTCGTGCCATGAACACGCCACTTTCGTGCCGTGTCGCTCGTGCCGAAGATAGATAACCGCCATACTTACGGCAACAGTCCGTAAGCCTGCAGTCGCGACTCCAGTTCCGAAACGCGAGTCTGAAGGTTAGCAATAACCGACAGAACCGAGTTTCCCTCGTCACGAGTGACGAAGCCGAACGGGGTCGTGCTAGTCAAGTTTTGAATCGCGTAGTCCGGCGTAGTCGGCGCAGTTGAAGTAATCGTCGTCAACTGAGTCGTCAGCGCCGCGCCCTTCGCTACCGGCGTCTTGCCATAAAACCCGACCGTACCGCTTGAAGAGCCGAGAACGGCGCCGTTAAGTTCCGGGTCAGAAAAGGCAACGCCTACTGCTTGTGTATTTGGCATTTTAATACCCCTTAAATGGTGCCCCGGCAGGTTGTCCTACCGGGGCTGTGCCATTACGAAACGCGGTAGCAGGTCCAAGCACCCACGCCCGTTTTGCGAGCGCGGAAGTGACCCGACGTGTTCTCGTTCAACTTCCTGCTGCCAACCAATGTCCAACCCGTGCCAATGGCGACGGTTACGTCGTCAGTGCCCGCGTCGATGTTGATGACAAAGAAGTCGAACGCAGAATCCACCTTATCCATCGACGGGAACGCCGCCTCAAGATCGGCCACGGTCGGGAGAGTGAGATCGCCCGCAGTGCCGTTAAAGGTGAAAAGTCCGCTAGCAAGTTGCGCCGGGGTGGCCGTTGCCGCCGCAGTCAGCGCCGTCGGGGCGCTCTGCGGGAAAAACAGCGGCTCACCAAGATTGCCGTCGCCGACCTGGTAACCACCAGAACCATTAGGAAGTGCCATTTTGAATTACTCCGTGAAGAAGGTTAGAGATTAGCCCCAGAGGCGCACAGCCATCTGCGGACGGATCACCGAGTAGCCATACAGCACGTCGATACGGCACGGCATACGGTCGTTGTTGATGTCGTACTGACGAACAACGCGCATGGAGATACCGTTGTGAACCTGACGCGAAGCCATGTCCACGCCCTGCGGCATGAGCAAGTCAGCGGTTGCAAACGCAATCGCATCGCGGTGGTACACGAGGTTCTGCGGGTACTGGGTCGAAGCCGAGCCAAGGAAGGTCACGGTCGCGCTGTTCTGCGGGAACGAATCCACCGTGGCAAGAGCGTGCGAGGCCGTGTAGATGGCCGGGCTGATCTTGACGTTGGTGAAGGCGCTCGCCGCTGCGGTGATGTCCTCCGTGACGACGAACTGCTGCAGCGAGCCAGTGGACTCGCGGGTCTGCGGGTTGACCGCGTAGACGTTCGCAATCGTGAAGACATCGCCCTTCTTGAGCGTGTTGCCCGTGGTGCCGTTCAGCGAGATGGTGGTCGCACCCTGCGTGGAGACCGTGCCATTGACGCTGATGCTGCCCGTGCGGCTACCCGTGGTGAACTGCTTGATCGACTGCGACATATTCAACTCGTTGAAGCCGAGGATGCCTTCGCCGAACATACCGTTCTTGAACTGCGCCGAGATGGTGCTGACGGGGTTGAAAAGACCCTTCATTCCCTCGATGAGCGAAGCGTTAGCCGCCGGGTTGACGGTGACATAACGCGGCGACATCACCGCAGCAGCCTCGTTCAGCTTCTGGTTGGCAGCAAGCAGCACCTGCGTCGAGGACGGGGTGGTGCCGGGGGTGCCGACCGACTGATAGATGCTGTTGAACGAGTTGGCCACGTCCGCGTCGATGCTGGACGCAAGCTGCGAGATACGCGGCTTGAGAACACGCTCGGCGAAGTCGTCCAACTGCATGGTCATTTCGGCAGTCGTAAAGTTCACACCGATGTGCTTCTGCGAAGCGACGGTCAGCGTGGTGAACTGCTCGTTGTCGTCCTGCACCTGAAGGGCAGCGCCGTCGGTCACGAGAGCGCGGTCCGGCAAGCGGATACGCAGCGTGGTGCCGATCTTGGCGCCCTGCACGGCGAAGGAATCGTCGTACTGACGGTTGACGTTACGGGTGATCACAAGGTTGTTCTCGAGGATTTCGAGAGCCTTCCTCGTGATCATATCGATGGTAAGGATTGTATTAGCCACGAAAATTACTCCAAATAAAGGTTAACGACGGTGCTGCGCTTCCCACTGCTTGATCTGGCGACGGCGGTCGGCTTCGATCCATTCCGACGTACTCATGCTCGATATGGAGCGTGGGTCGGTAGTCTCGTAACCGCCACCGCTAGACCCTTTAGCCGTTACCGGCTTGATGGGAGGCGGAGCGTTGGTTGACTTCTTGACCGGCGGATTGTCCACAAGTTTGGCCTCAATCTTGCCGATCTCTTTAGCTTGCAGATACGGCGATAAGCGGGAAATACGTTCGGCTTCGCGGGGGTTGGACCCGAGGTAGTACGCTACGTCAGGGCCAACATCCGATGCCTGTATCGTCTGTGCCATCACGGTCGTAATCGGCAGGTTTTGGTTGTACGCGACTTGCTCAAAGTCGTCGTACTTTTCCCGTGCTGCCTCTTCGCGCTCGTGATAAGCACTCAAAAGCTCGTACTGCTGGCGCTCGGCTTCGCGCTTGGCAAGGAGTTCCTCGGCCTTACGGGTCGCTAGGGCTTCCGCGTAAGCATCGGGGTCTGATTCCTTGTCAGGCAACTCTGCCGGTGCGGCGGGCTTATCGACCGCCTGCGCCTTCAGTGTCTGCTCTCGTTCCCACTTGCGACGTTCCTTCGCAAGCCTCTTGCCCACTACCGCGTCCAATTCCTCTTGGGAAAAGGTCTTGCTAGCGGGTTTTTCCTCCGGCGTTGGGGCTTCTTCAGCCTTAACTTCGGGTTCCGGGGTCGCCGTGACTTCCGGTTCCGGCGCGGCCTCTGCCGCTACAACTTCAGGGAGTTGGTTTTCGTCGCTCATATCATTCCTTACGGAGCCTGGTCAATCGGGCCAGTACGATTAAAACAATAACCTATGCGTTGTTATTACGCAACGCGGTCCCAGTCAAGCGTGGTAACAGGTACGGGGGCGGCAAGGGCAACCTGCAGGTCTGCCTCGGCTTGCGCCTCTACAGCGGCTTTATCAAGGCCGTTGGCCACACAAAAGCCCATAACGTCCGCCCCGCTTAGATCGGCAAAGTTAATAAAATTGCCGTCCGGCGCACCAAGGGCGGTAGCCCCCAGCCGAACTGTCGTTTTATCGCCACTGGACGCTTTGCAGACCCAGCGGACCATAACGATGGCGTCCGGGTTGTTATTTACCGTCGCCGTATCAACGCTAACAATGTTCCAGTTAATCATGTCGCACCTTTAGGTTAAAGCCGCAGTCGAGCGCCAAGTGCCGCCGCTATAAACGTAAATCTTGTTGTTCGTGCTGTCGTAATACATCGGCACGTTTCCAGACGGGTTTGTCGGGGCGCCGGTTGGGGCGCCTGCAGCAGACGGGATATGGGTAAACCCGCTTGCCATTGTCGTCGTACCCGACGCCACCTCAACACCGCCCGCAAAGTAATTACGGGCTGTGCCGCTCATGTAGCAGTTAAATCGGTTGCTTCCTGCGGCAATCGCGCCGTAAAACCCATAGTTGTTGGTGGCTCCAGTCAAACCGCCATCGGCAAAGTACCCGATCTGCGTTGTAATTGATGATCCTGCGCCAATAGACCCCTGCTCCGCGCTATAGTGTTTGAGCGTTGACAGCGTGAACGAAGCGGCTTCCGTTGAAGCAAAGCTCTGGTAACCCAAGCAAAAACTTGTTGAGCCACTTGGGATCGTATATCGAGCATCGTTACAAACAGACGAACTGGCGCTGCTTGGCAGCGTGCCACCTACTCGCCATTTAGCCCATGCATCTGTAATGTTATTGTTAGCAAGACATCCGCGACCATCTGAGTCAATGAAAAAGCGCGTGGTAAACGATGCCGTGCCGCCCGCAGAGCCGCTTGCTGCCGTAGCAAACTCAAATTGCGGAGCAAGGTTTCCGGCTACCAGATCGGGCTTGAGACGCAATCGCAACGCGGGGCCAGCGTTGATGTATTCGTAAGAACCGCCCGTATTTAGAAACGCATTATTGATCCAAATTGGCCTGTTAGACGCATCGGTTGCAAGTGCCGACCAACTGCTTACTTGCAATGCTTTTGACGCCGAATTCCAAGCGTTAGGACCATATCCCATCCCGACGTTGCCAGTATTGACGAGCAAGTTTCCGGCGGCACTAAACTCTAGCCGAGGCGTGTTGTTAGTCAAAATCGCATACGGATGGTTTGACTGCGTGCCGCTGAAAGCAAACGTGCTTGACGCGTAGCCGACAAACTGAGTGACGGTACCGTCCGTCGCAACCGCTTGCTGTCCACCCGTCGTGCTTTTGAACGATGCGGCAGGGGTAGCCCCCGTATCTACGGTTAGCGCATAGGTCGTCGGGTTTGCACCAATACCAAGGTTTGGGATGTTGTTGTTGAGCGCGATTGGGTTGTTGTTAAGGTTAATTGTAGAAACAAACTGGTTGGCTCCCGAAATCAACGAGTTGCCAATAAACCGATTGGTCGCGCCCGTAAACGTGTGGCCGGAATTGCTTATAGCCTGCTGCGTAAACGATCCGTTCGGCGATACAAATACGTTGTCGATGATGTCAACGTAGGACGTAGTGCCAGAATTGAAATCAATCGCACCGCGAGCCGCGCCACTCACGCCACCGCAGTCCTTGAAGACGTTGCCTTCAAACTTGATGCGACTGCCGGTAAAGATCGAAATGGCGTAATTGCCATTGCCGTTGACGCGGGTAAACGAGTTATTGACGAACGATACATCAAGCACGTTCGTGCCGGGATAACCCAAAAGAGATACCGACCCGCCGACAAATTCGTTATCGGCAATTACGGTGTCGTTGATGTTCCATACAACAATACAACGGCCTGGGCCAGTTGTTGGCATCTTGACGTAGTTGTTAAGAATGCGAACGCCAAGGTTTGGCGTAGCGTCCGTAATCGCCGCAACCGGCGGCGCCGCAAACGGATTGCCATACTCAAAGAAGATGCCGTAGTGGTTGTCGCTCGGCGGATTTGGGTCATCGATATAGTTGCCTTCGATGACAAATCCGTTCGGTGCCGTCGTAAAAGTCTGGATCGGCAAGAAGATCGTGATAGACGCTACGCCGCCCCGGCAGTCATAAATGCGGTTGTTGCGAATACTAATGTTCTTGATGACATGGTAGTTATTCGCATCTGGCTCAATGTCAATAGCGCCCGGCATCGTGGACTTTGTGCAGCGCGTAAAGTAATTGTTTTCAATCGAAACGCCGTTGCCGTCAATGACGCTGATGCCGTTACGGTTGTCGTTGTTGACGCCATCGATGTAACAGTTCGTAACCGTAACATCAACATTATGGCGCTCTTGACCGCCAATATCGCCGCTGCCAAAAATGATGCCGTCGCCTCGAAATCCTTCAATCACGCAGTTATCAATCAAGCAATTTCGGACACCGTGAAGCGCGATCAAATGAACAAACTCGCTAAATCCTGCGGTAGCGACCGTGCCTAATACCTTAAGGTTTTGTATCGTAAGGTTCTCAACATACGTTGAGGCTGATCCAGAGTTGGCGTAAAGCGCGCCTTGGCTTGTCGTTGTGCCGGTATACAGAATGGTTGAGCAAGCGCCTTCACCGTACAACAGTTTGTTTGACGGAATGGTGATCGGCGTAACAACCTTGTACGTTCCCGACGGGAAGAAAATAGAACAGTTTGCGTTGACGCACGCTTGAATGGCCGCAGAATCGTCAGTGGTGCCATCGCCTACGGCGCCATACGACTTGACGCTGGCTCCGCCACCGCCAGACCCGACGGCGCTAACCGGCGCTTTCTTGGTGGTGCCGCCCTGAACGATTGGCGTCAGTTCTGCGCCCGTCAGCGGTAAAGTCGCGGACGGCAGATCACTGATTTTAACAACGGCCATTGTTTACTCCTTCGGGACTTCGACCCATGCCTGGGCGGCTTCGTCCCAACTATACATC